TCTCAACATCCCGTCGACATTTGGGCATGCCGACAATGCGGCGGTCGGCTCTATCAACCGTTTTGCTTGGCCTGCAATCTCCGCGACCGGCCTTGTCACGACGTGCGCAAGACGGGCAAGCAAGGCCGATCGCAATTCGGCGAGGAGTGCAGGCCGACTCAGGCAGCGTGCGGCGTGCGTGCTTCGATGCCGATCGACCTCGTCCGACAACTGCCGCTCGGCGACCAGACGCGATACCTGCTGCGGTGCCTAAAACTCAGGCCGCCGAAGTTGCTGACGGTAGGATACGAGTCGTTCCTGTTGCAATGCCGGGCCGCGGGATGGCGTGGAATCGAGCCGTGGACGGCAATCCTGTGGTGCCTGCGGCGCGTGTGCCCGGCGTGTCACGACAACATCGTGTGCCTGGAGCAAATCGTTTCGGGATACGCCGCGGGCAGCGTGCCTTGGTTGCAAATCCCGCGTGTGAAATTGTGTCGACCAGGGTGCCGCCCGCAAGATCCCGACCTCGATTTCGCATGCTTTGCGGAGCGGTTGGCGGAAGTGAAGAAACGGAAAATCGAAAGGGGTGAATTGTGGGCATGGAAGAGAAGCCGTTGATCGATCCGGTGTGGAGGGAGTGCGACCCGGGCGTATGGAAGCTGTGGTTTGTCAACGGTGTGTGTGGATATGCCGCGCATCTCAAGCGGAGCGAAACGTATGTGTGGCACGCAACGGTCAACAGAATCTTGGAGATTGCGGCGGACCTTCGCCCCATCGACGTGCGCAAAGCCGCCTGCGAACAAGCCCTCCGCGACGCCGGCTACCGCTTCGCCGACGACCCGCCCCGCGGCAGCATGACCCGCGGCCTGCCGCTGGCCGACGAACTCGACCCGGCGACCTACCTGCCGCATGCGATCGCGGCATTGCACGACGTGCTCAAGGTCGGCGCCGAGCGCTACCCCGATGAGAAGTGGAAAACCCAAAACGTTGCCGAGCACCTGCGGCATGCCCGCGAGCATATCCGCCTGCACACGATCGGCGACGAATCGGAGCCGCACTTGCGGCATGCGTTGACCAGGTTGGCGTTCGCGGTCGAGATCAACGAAGGGAGCGTGAAATGCCGCAAGTGATGCCGTCGGTATTTGAAAACGAAACGGAATGGGCGCACGTCAGCGAGGTCTACAAGGCGGTGAAGCGACTGCAACAACTGAGCGGTGAGGCGGGGATGCGTGAGGCGATCGACCATCTCAAGGCCGTGGTGTTCGCCGCGGCGGATGCGATGCGAGAGGATGTCAAGCGATGATCAACGAACTGACCCCCGCCGAGTTGGCGGAACTGCGGCGGCTGAGCGAGGCGAACGCGGCCGCGATCCCCGATGCGATCTGGATTCCCGTCACCCGCGATACGGTCCCCCGGTTGCTCGACGAGATCGAGCGGCTGCGGGCGGAACTGGCCAAGCGGCCGAAACTCTGGGTCGTCCGCGTGCCGTTTGCCGGGCGACCGAATATCGACGGCGAAGTGCGGGCGGACACGATCGAGATCGGCAGTGTCGAGTACGGCGATTGCGGCGACGCGGTGCCGTGCATTGCGGCGTTCGACTGTGAAGTGGATGCCGACTATGTGGCGGGGTGCGTCGGGGGAACTGTTGGGGAATGGGGGGGTGAAATGAGCGAACCGCACAGCAAGCCGTGGCTGAAACAGCCGGGCGAAGTTCACGACAGTCGCGGCGTGCCGATCCATCCCGGCGATCTGATCCGCTCGTTCCATTTCATCGGGCCGCGGCGGAAGCGGCACTACCTTTATCACACCGCAGTGTACCGGGACGGCGCCATGCACATGGTGCCGACCTCTCACTTGGAGCACACGAAGGATGACGGGGGGTGTTGTTTACTGTCGCAAAGCCTGATGGACGGCTACGAATCCGAGGTCATCAGCGGCTATGGCCCTGAGTTCGGCATGAGTTACGAGGACCGCAAGCGAGTAAAGCGAGAGGTGCCGCAATGACCGACATCCGCACGACAGCCAAGCCGGGCCCGACCTTCGACGCCGAGTCGATGCGGGCGATCCGCGACGGGCGGAAGACGCAGACGAGGCGGGTGCTGCCGGAAGCATGCCAGCACTGGACCGACGCGGAAAAATGGATTGTCGAGCACAACCTTGAACAATGGGGCATGAAGCTCCGCCTGCCCTACCGCACCGGCACCGTGTACTACGCCCGGGAGTCGCTGTGCTGCGATGACCTATGGGTTTCGTACCGCGGCGACGGCACCCGCGTGCTGGCCGACCATACGGCGACCGGCCTCGTCCGCTGGCCCTGGAAATGCCATGTACTCGCCCCGCACTGCATGCCCCGCTGGGCGGCCCGCGTGTGGCTGCGGACTACGGACGTGCGGGTGCAGCGGCTGGGGGAGATCAGCATCGCGGACGGGATTGCGGAGGGACTGGAGGAGTTCGGGCAGTGGCCGGATCGCTGGGAGCAGGTCAACGGCAACGGCTCGTGGGAGCGGGACCGCAACAAGTGGGTCGCGGCGTACACGTTCGAGATCTTGAAGGGGGACGCATGATCGAAACCGAGATCCTGGCCGACAGTGTGAACGAGGCGGGCGACCGCCTGACGACGTTCCGCCTCAAATACCCGATGGCGATTCACGCTCAAGTATTAACTCACCGGACCTTCTCGCGCAATGCACGCAGCCGCCGGGCGATGAATCCCGAGCGGTTTGCGGACGACTGCGATTGGTCGCCGGAGTTCTACGGGCCGGCGGAGGAGGGGAGCAAGATGCACGCGGGGCCGCTTGCTCACGGGCGAGATCCCAATATCGAAAGGATATGGAAGGCCGCACATTCGCAGGCTGTGATTGCGGCGAGCGACTTGATCCGCATGGGGTGTCATCGCTTCTTCTCCAACGTGTTGACCAGCCCGTTCGCCCATACCGACGTGGTGTTGTCGTCGACCAGGTGGGCAGGGTTTTTCGAGCAGCGTATGAAGCTGCAAGTGAATGGCCGCCCGGTTGCCGAGCCTGAGATTTACGGCCTGGCGAAATCAATTCACGATGCGATCGCCGCATCCGTGCCCGTGCTGATGCCGTCGCACGGCTGGCACCTGCCGATGATCTCGGCCGATGAAATGTCGCAACATCGCGTCGAGGTGCTGTGTTACATTTCGGCCGGGCGATGCGCTCGCGTGAGCTACGGACCGAACATGGTTCGCGAATGGGAAAAGGATTACGCACTCGGGCTGGATATGTTCGAGAAGGGCCACTGGTCGCCGTTCGAGCATCAGGCAAGGCCGTGGCCGTGGCAGCAATGCAACTTCGTCGGCTGGAGGCAATTCCGGCAGGAAATCGAACCCTATCGTCCGCGTGAAATCTACACAGGTCCGACGAGGAAATACAATGCGTGACAAACGAGCGATCTTGCGGGAGTACGCGGAGGCGTACGACGAGTCGCAACGGCAAGTGGGGTACATGCGGTGGTTGGCGAACGAGTCGGCGGAGACGGACTCAAAGCTGAAGGCACTTGAAACCAGGTGCGACGAACTCGAAGCCGAATTGATTGCCGCGGCTGGTCCGCAAGTGAACGAGGAGGGTGCGTAATGATTGAGTTTCGCATTTGGATTCGACCGACTCTGCCGGAGGCGTGGCACGCCGCGGATGGCAGAGATGAAGATCATGTCGTGCGAGGCTGTATGAACCCGCAGCAGGCATTCAAGCAACTGCTTGCGGAGGGCAAGGTCAAGTGGGACATGATCCGCGACAAGCACATTGCGTTCGTCTCGCAATCCAAGACCGGCGAGCCTCGCGGCTTTGATGCTTGCGTCAAGCTCCGCGGCGGCATCGGAATCAAGGAGGTCAAATGATGCAAATCATCGACACGACCGAACTCAAGCCCCCCCGCGTGCTGCTGTACGGCACCGAGGGGATCGGCAAGACCACCTTCGGCGCACGCTCGCCGAGCCCGTTGTTCATCCTCACGGAAGACGGCACGGCAGGCCAGCAAATCAAACACCTGCCGCTCTGCCGTAGCTGGGATGCGTTGTCCGAGGCGATCGACTTCGTTCGCTATTCCGACATGACGGGATTTCAAACGATTGTGATCGACTCGGTGTCCGGCGTCGAGCAATTGATCCACGCCCAGGTTTGCCGGGACAGCGGCAAGGAGAGTATTGCCGAAGCCCGCGGCGGGTTCGGAAAAGGCTACACGTTCGCCGCGACGTGCATGCTCAAGCTGTTGGATCGGCTCGATGCAATCCGCGACGAGCAGGGATTGTCGGTCGTTATGCTGGCCCACGCGGCGACCGAAAAGGTCGACGACCCGGAGCGTGAATCGTACACACGGCACGCCCTGCGAGTCCACAAGGAAGCGGCGAACGTGCTCACGGCGTGGGCGGATGTGGTCGGCTTCGCCTGCCGCAAGGTTCGCATCCGCACCGATGAGGCGAGCGGTCGCAAGATCGGCGCGAGCGTGGGTGACGATGCGGCGAGCCGGGTTCTTCGCCTCGTCGGCGGCCCGGCCTGCGTTGCCAAGAATCGGTATGGACTGCCCGAGGAAATGCCGCTCGATGCCGCGGCGTTCTGGTCGGCGGTGGGCGGTTAGTTCACGTATCTCAAGAAGGGTTGAGCATGAGCGATTACGACGAATGGGGTATCGATGAAGACGAGTTCGAAGCGGCGGTCGCGGACTCCGCCAAGTACGAGGCGGAGCGTGGGCAGTGGCCCGCCGGAACGCATCGCGTCATCCTCGAATACACGGAGCGGGTGCCGATGCAGAACGACAAGGGCGACAAGCTGAACATTCGGTTCCGAGGCGACGGCGGCGAGTGCAACGGGCGGTGCCATTTCGAGAGCCTCAATCTGTGGCACGTCGACGGCCGGACGCGGTCAATCGCAATGTCTTACCTCGACAAGCTGGTCCTGGCGTGTGGTCTCAGCAAGCGGCCCCCGGGCGGGCCCAAGGATCTGGAGGGGCTGTCTCTCACGCTGCGGATTTATCACGCCAAGGAATCGGACGGCAAACTCAAGGCAAAGGCGGCCTATGTCGCGCCCTCGCAAGTCAAGCCGAGTCCGGCGCCCGCTCGGCCTGCGCAACAGCAGCGTCCGAGAGGCGAACAACCCGCCCCCGGAGCCGCTCCCAAGTGGGCACGGAAGCCCGCTCAGCCTCAGCGAGGGGACGACGGAATCCCCTTCTAACTGGTCACTCGATCCGTTCTTGCTGCCTTATCCGCCGAGCGTGAACCGCTATTGGCGATACGCCAACGGTCGCGCGTATGTGACCGCGGAAGGCAAATGTTACAAGGCCGCCGTCCTGCAATGCGTGGGGCGGCGGCCGTCCCCAACGGCCGATCGGGTGTCGATCGTGGTCGACGTGTATCCTCCCGACCGGCGGGCACGCGACATCGACAATCTCCTCAAGGCATTGCTCGATGCGTTGACCAATGCGGGCGTGTGGGTGGATGACGTGCAGGTCGATCGGATCGTGATCGTTCGGCGCGAAGTTGTGAAGGGCGGGGCGTTGATGGTGTGTATCTCGAAGCACGAGGGGGAGTGATATGCCGGGAGACTACGAAGAGAACGTCGAACAGATTGCCAACGAGGTGATGGACGAAATGATCAAGGTGATCAATCGCGACACGGGCGACACGTTCATGTTTTACCGCGAGAAGCTGTTGCGGGCCTGCATGCTGGTCGACGGCAAGCCGAACGACAAGGCGATCATCGAAGGGTGCGTCGAGTTGATCCAAGCGTGCGGCGCGATGCGGGTCGTCAATGCGGCGTTGGAGCGGTACGCGCAGGAGCGGAAGGGGGCGAAGGATGAAAACGAAAGCGGCTCGAATCAGTGATCTCCGCGACCGGATCGACAGCTATGTGCTCGACATGCGAGACGCATGCAACGGCGAACTGAACGCATCGAAAGGCAACGACGAGGATCACGCATACCTTGTCTCGCACTTTGCGAGTCGCATCCAGACGTTGACGGTCAAGATGATGGAAGTGATTCACGAACCGGAGGTGGACAATGGGTGACGCGGAACGCAAGGTCGAAGTCGAGCAACTGTTCGGGCAGATTTGCAAGCACATTGCCATCATCGGGAATGAAATTCCGACCAACGACAGGCGCGGGGCCGCCGTCTACATCGACGCCGGGTGCGAACGGATTCGGTTCCTGTGTTCGCAAATCTTCCGCCTCGACAGCAACGGAATGAAATGATGCAACTCCGCGACTACCAACAAGCGGCGGTCGCCTCGGTGTGGGCTTTCCTCGACGCACGGGCCGACAACCCGTGCGTCGTGTTGCCTACGGGTGCAGGCAAGACGCCGGTCATTGCGGACATGGTCCGCCAGGCATGCGAGTGGTGCTTGCGGACGCTCGTCGTCTCGCACGTCAAAGAGCTTCTGGAGCAGTCGGCACGGACGCTGATGCAATTGATGCCGGGGGCCGACTGCGGCGTGATCTCGGCCGGATTGAACCGCAAGCAGTTCGGCCATCAAATCACGATCGCGGGAGTTCAGTCGATTTATCGACACGCCGACAAGCTCGGTGTGATCGACCTCGTCGTCATCGACGAGGCGCATTTGATCCCCGAGTCCGGCGACGGGATGTACCGGCAACTACTGGTCGACCTCAAGGTCATCAACCCGCGGATGCGTTGCGTCGGCTTGACGGCCACGCCCTATCGGTTGACCAGTGGCGTGATCTGCAAGCCAGGCAACGTGCTCAATGAGATCTGCTACGAAGCCGACGTGTCGACGTTGATCGATGCCGGGTGGTTGTCGCCCCTGCGGAGCAAGAGCGGCAAGGCATCGCCGGACCTCGGGGGCGTGCATGTACGAGGCGGCGAGTACATCGAAAAGGAATTGCAGGCGGCTTACGACGATGACGAGTTGATCGAACGGGCCTGCGATGAACTCTTGGGGCAATGCGATGAGCGACGCAGTGTGCTTGTATTCGCCGCCGGCGTGGATCATGGACGAAAAGTATGTGAGCGATTGCGTGAAGTGGATGGCCCCCGCTGGCTGTTCGTCGATGGATCGACACCCGCAGGCGAACGCGCCAATGCCGTCGACCGCTTTCGATCGGGTGCGATTCGCGGGCTCGTGAACGTCAACGTCTACACGACCGGATTCGACGCCCCCAACGTCGACTGCGTCGCCTTGATGCGGGCCACGTTGTCGCCCGGGCTCTACTCTCAGATGGTCGGCCGCGGGTTGCGTAAGGCCCCCGGCAAAGCCGACTGTTTGGTGTTGGACTACGGCGGCAACATCCTGCGGCACGGCCCCATCGACAACGTCAAGGCGCCGAGCAAGTCGCCCGGCAATAGAGAGAAAGGCGAAGCGATTCAAAAGGTGTGCCCGAGCTGCGACGAGATCATTCCCGCCGCGGCGACGATGTGTCCGGTGTGCGGCCATGAATTTCCGCGGGCCGTCAAGCACGACGAGGAGGCCAGCACGGAGCCGATCCTGAGCAAGCAGCGCCGACCGGATGTGACGCTGCTGGTCGACCGCGTGAGCTACTCCCGGCATCTCAAACGCGGCTCGGCTGACGATGCCCCGGCGACGTTGCGCGTGACCTACTTCGGCAATGACTTGAACCGGGCGGCAATCGATGAATTCGTGTGCATCGAACACGACGGGTTCGCCAAGTCGAAGGCCCGCTTGTGGTGGGCCAAGCGGTCGGATCGGGTGATGCCGCGGACGGTGGCCGATGCGCTCGCCGAGATCAAGCAGCATGGTCTACGCGAGCCGGTCAAGGTCACCGCCCGGCATGAACCGGCAAGCGGGTATTACCGGGTTGCCGAATTCGAGTGGAACCGGGAGGCGTTGTCGACCATCGACCGGGTGAAGGAATTGTTTGGGGCGGAGGTGGTGGGATGAGTGAATGGAGGGATGTCGCGGAGCACCTTGGACTTCCCGCCGGTAGCATCGTCAGGATGCGACAAGACGGCTGGATTTCACTTACGGATATTGCGAAGGCTACGGGCCGAAGGGTTACAGAGTTCATGTCGAATGGCGATGCCGTCGAGTTTGTCAAGATCCTGTCTGGCGACCTAGACTTATGCCCATCGGACTTGGTGTGCATAAGCAAGGGCGGAATATCGCGTGGTTCCTGGTCGCATCCGTGCGTTGCATTGTACTTCATGCAATGGGCAAGCGCGACGGCAAGAGTGCGAATAGCTCGCAATGCGATTGACCGCATGCTGCTCGAAATGCATTGCGACGACACCATTTCCGGCACGCTTCCCGACCCCGTAGACCAGGAGTGCGAATATGGCGATCGACCCGCGACGAGCATTCCGGCGGCTGCGGAATGCGTGGCATTGTCGGATTGCGGATGAGATCACGGAACGCATCGTGCGGATGGATACGATCCCGCCGGTGGGGCCGATCCCGTTCGGTACACTATCGAATCTCATGTCGCGGGTCGGGTTGCTTGATGACGCGATCGATCGCATCGACATGCTCGAACCCGACTCGATCGGCTATGCCCGCAAGGTGCGGAGTATCATCAAACGGGTGCGGGCGATGGACAGCGACACGGCGTTTTTGCTCGACGATGTGAATGCACGGCTGATGCGGAACTGAGGCGAGACGATATGGAGCCGATGAATGAGCTGGCGCTATGTGCCGGGATCGGGGGCAGTTCTCTCGCCGGTCGAGTTGCGGGTTGGCGAACGGTGTGCGCCGTCGAATGGGACGTCTACTGTCAAGCCCTCCTCGTTGAG